AGAACTAAGTCAAGGTCAAGGTCAGCGGGTTTTACTTCACCATTATAAAGTTGTGTAGCCAACCGGTCAATTGCGGCATCCCATGTTGAAGCAAATATACCTGTGTTAGCTCGCGCTAAAGGTGCGTAAAATAAATGATTTGCACCCGTTACGGATGCACTAGGCTTTTTTTTTTGAGGGTCAACCGGTGGTGTTGAATCTGCGGCTATTGCTTCTCTAATCTCAGTGACTGGTAAACCGGTAATTTTAGCCAGTTCCAGAACGTCAAACTTATAAAATTTAGATAGTTCTACAACTGCTTTAATCTTTTCGGCCAGTGTCATGGTTTCTGTTTCGTCGAACTCAAAGTATAGATTTGCCAATGGTGAGTAAACAGAACTAAGTTTAACCAGGCGTGGAATTATTTCTTCATTCATGTAGAACTTGAGTAATAACTTATCAACCTGATGACGGTACTTTAAAAGTCGCTCGTGTACTTCAGCCGAACCGACAAAGCTTTTAGCATCGGACGTTCCGGTACCACCTAAGAAGAACTTACTCATTGAATCATCGCAATGTTTATTCAATGCTTCAAATGACTGATATCCGTCTGTACCATAATTATTAGGTACTTCAATTTTTTCATTACCCTGCAACACTGCAAAGTGATTGGAACGGAAACTGGCAAGCATTTCAAAGAGTTCGTCGGTACGTGTTTTGTCCATCCGATCGGTAATGGCAAATACAGGTGGAACCCCAAATTTATCAATATAACTCATCCATGAACCAAGACCAAGCTTTTTGGCAAGTACAATCATTGCAACGAGATTAAACAGCCCTAAATTATAGTCGTTTCCTATTTGAACATAGTAATCCAGGTATGCACCTTCTTTGTATAGTACGCCGTTGGTGTCATATTCTTCTTTGATAACGATTCCATCTTTTGCAACGAAGTTTGATTGTGGAATTTCAGAAACTTCTTTGAGTTCACCCTTTTCATTTAACTCAATCATTTCAATAAGCTTTGTTCCCTCGAATGTATGCATACAAATGAGTTTCACAAGGTCTATATACCAGGGTCTCTCCAATAGTTTATGCGCTTCAGTGTCATCCTTCCCACTCTTATCTGTAAGTTTAAATGGTGCGCACTGAATAGGCAATATCCGGTTATCAACACAGGAACCAAGATGTAAGTCAAGTTTCAATGATTCGTAAAAACGCATTAACTCAGCGCGGCGTGGATTGAGCGGGTCTGTGGCCATCAACACTGCAAGTGTCCAATCTTTGATTGTTTTTGCCTTGTAATTTTTTGCAAGTTTAGTCCAATCAGCTTTATTAGAGTCCGTTCGTTTATAGTACTCACCATAAATGGAAGAATTCTTAACCCGGCTTAGTATAGCGGTTTCAATGGCTGCAGTAATTTTGTCTATTCGTTTCATACTATTTAAATGCTGTTTAAATGAAATATTCTGAATTCCTATTATTGCCATATTTCAGGTCTTTTGTTCCATCACTGGCTGCAACTAATGGTAGTCCTGGTAATGCCATTGCACCTGATTGAATACGTTCCAGTTGCTTTGTGGAATCACTCATAAGTGTTGCATAATCCTCCGGAACTTTACGCGCTGCGTTGCGTTTTACGGAACGAAAAACAACTATCTGGGCAATGATCTGAAGTAATACTCCATTTCGAACCGGCGCACCAACAGCAAATATCAAATCTGTATTGAAACGCCCGGATATGTATGAGATAGCATAATCAATGGCTTTAGATTCAATGTCATCCAATATAGCAGCGTCGCCTGCAATGTTGGCAGTGCTTTCGTCTAAAAAGCGTTCTTGTATGACTGATACAAGGTCAGTTTGGTCGATGTATTTCATTATGGCATATTATAATTATGTTTCATTTGTCCGGTTCTAAATGTCTTTTCGCCGTTACGTTGGCGGTTACCTGGTGTTGAGTATTTTTCAAGTCCTTCGATGGCTTCTTTGTCAGCATCCGGACTATCATCATGTTCCGTTGAACCTTCTTCCACAGCGCAAAGCTGCATGATTCCTATTTGAGTATCTGAGTGGCTTTTCAGTTCTTCATTGTAGTAAGTTCTTCCATTCTGATAATAAGGTTGCATGGTAATCATGCGCATGAGCTTATTTACTTTGGGTACCATAACCTTCATCAGGTTTAAACTAATGTTATATTCATCTTCCACCTCATCAATGGCGCGTTGAACCTCCCCATTCCAGAACTGTGATTCATATTGAAAAATAACATTTACACCTGAAAGTAATCGTTTTTTAAAATCACACATCCATGCAACGGCTTTCTTCATCTTTGATTGTTTAACGTAGCAATCAATCAAATAGAAGTTATTTTCATAGAGACCCCATGCTTTGCATGCATTATAATCGGATGTTTCATTATCTGTGTAGGCAATATCCCAATGTACGACTATCATTTTGAAGTCTAGCAAGGTTGGAAGTTTACAATACTGAATCTGATCTTCACTGAAATTTTTACCTTCTATTTTTGTTTCGTGTAGGTATTCAGCATAAGCGGCCACTAAGCCCATATCAATTTCTTGTTGAATATAGTATTCACGCGTGTACATGGATGGCCATGCCGGTTCATGGGTGACTTTGTTGTAGGCTTTGATTTGGTTTACTTTCCATTCGGGGTGACGCTCCTGCAAAATAGTTTGAGTCATTACCCGGGCAAACTTATTACAGGCATATAGGACACGTCTTACTTTGCCTGTCATGGTTGGTAGGACTTCACGCTCAATTTTATCAGCCTGTTTGCGCATTCGTTTTGGGTTGCTGATGGTATCAGGAGTTTCCAAGTCATCAATAACCCACAGTGTTGGCCGGCGTTGTTTCACACGGATACCACGTATTTTTTGCTTCATTCCGAAAGCCATCCCAATAAACCGTTGATCTATGGTTTTAAAGTTACCAATAGCCCAGTCACCATCGCATTTTTGTTCACCAAAATCATTTATTAATAGTGCGTTTCCTTCAAACTCAGCCTGAATGTCTGCTAACAATTCAGATGCACGTTCACTGCTATCGGATAACAGACACATAAATATATCTTCACCTCGCATCCATAACCATAATGGAATGATCACATCAGCCCAAACCGATTTTGCACCTCCACGAAACCATTCTAAAAATATTTTAATAAGTTCATCATTGGCAATTTGATTTGCTGCAAGCCAGTGAAACGGTGCACACTTAGCAGTTGCATAGTGTGGTAGATAGGTTTCAACCATGTACACAACGTCACGTTTGGTTCTCTCAATGCGTGCGTTTTGTTCCGTTTTGGTTTCAAATGGGTTTACCTCGTTTGCTCGTTTGGTTATTTCGAGTTTTGCTAGGTAGGCATCTGCGAGTTTCTTATCGTTTACTTTTTGAGTGGCCACTTTAAAGAGTTTATAGTTGATAGTTTATAGTTATAAGCAAGCATGGGCACTTTCCCTATACTTGCTTAATTTAATTCTACTTTTTAGACCTGTTTGCTACCGTACCGCCAGTGTCAGTCATTATATAGTAACTTGACCCTTCGTATAAAGGCATAAATGATTCTTCAAAAAAGGTTATTACCGCATAACAATCTTTCAAATCATCAACATCCCATTCTTTAGTGGTTTCAATGAATACTTCTGGGCTTTTTTCTTTTTCAATGTAAGAATAGAATCCTCCAAGCATTGTGTCTGTTTCAACACCATTTTTAATGCTTCGCAAAATAAAATTTGCCCAATCTTCAGTTCTTTTTACTGCTGTTTTCATTTATTTATCTATTTATATATTGGCTACTCTTTTAAAGGTTTTCACCATCCCCTATTTTATTATCCAAGTTCTTGAGTGCGTTTGCGCACGTAATATGTTTGAAATGGTATTGTTTTGACAAATAAATCTTCATCGAACTGGCGCATGTTAGTAAATATATCATCCATGACGTTTATGAATTCACCCAGGGTATATTTGTTATCCTTTTCAAGTCCGGCCAGTGTTTTAGTGAGCTTTGAAAGTTCGTCACCAATGGTTGAGCATTGTTTACGAAGTTTTATTTCTTCTTCTTCGTTACCGGTCTTTTGCACATCGGCAATTTCTTGTTCCAGTTCCAACCTTCGTTTTGAAGTAAGCCTGATGATTTGCTTCACGTTTGCCACATCTGTTTTGTAGTCCTGTTGGCGGCCTTCACGTTGACCTTTCCAATCATCTTCTATTGCCCAGGCTGAGATTGTTTGTTCCGTTACTCCAAGTGTTTCGGCAGTACGTTTTTGTGTATATCCCAAAACAACTACCAATTCATAAGCTGAAAACTTCAACTTATCGTACTCCTGTTTTGGTAATTGTTTTTTGCGGTCGACTTTTGGCTTGATTGACTTCTTTTTCTTCATGTAATGGGCTTATTTTTTATACAAAGGTGTACGTATTTACGCGTAGTTGCAAAAGATGATTTCATCTACTATAAGAATTTCAAGTTAAACTATAAGAATTTTATGTTGTACTATAAAAATTGTAAGTACATGAAAGATTGATTTTTATACACGAAAATAACGCTTTACATTTGCTTCGAATTCACAACCAAAACAAGTCATAATTACGCTTATGTCAAAAACATTGCAGATAAAAATTTCAGCTGAAGGGACTCAGGGCCGCGTGGATATTATTGGTAACATTTCGGAATGGGGTGACAATAATGCCATTGATTTCCGGGAGCGTTGCCAGGCTATTAAAGATGCCGGTGCAACAAGATGTCATCTCTATATTATGACAAATGGAGGGGACTGTTTTCAGGCAAATGAGATTTATAATATTCTGATTGAACTTTTTGGAGAATATACCGGTGAAGGTGGTGCCATTGTGGCCAGTGCCGGAACATACCTGGCTGTAAATGCAACATCATTCACTATGGCTCGGAATGGTCAGTTTATGGTTCATAAACCAAGCGGTGGTACTTATGGGAATGAGACCGAAGTAGAAAACCATTTGAAGCTTTTAAAAAATATGACAACATCATATTACGCTGCCTATAAAGTGAAGCTAAAAAAACCCGAATCCGATTTCAAAATGAAGTGGGATGGTGGTGATTTTTGGATGACGGCACAAGAAGCAAAAGACTGGGGATTTGTGACTGACGTCAAAGAACCGGTAAAGGTTACCAAAGCATTTGCAGAACAAATCAAAGCAATCGGTTCACCCCTGGACTTTGACCCTACTGATATTATTATTTCAAAATCAAATTTAGAAAACGAAATGGAATTAAAAATTCTCGCAAAAGCGATCGGGTTACCGGATACGGCAACCGAAGATCAAGTTAACGCCAAGATTGCAGACAACGCAAAAAAGGCAGGTGATTATGATGCCTTACTAGTTGCTACGGCACAGAAGGAAAAAACGGAGAAAGCGGATAATATCAAGGCAGCTCTTGATAAGGCCGAAAAGGAACATCGAATTAAAGCGGATACACGTGCGAACTGGGAGCAAATGCTAACAGCAAACTATGAAACAACTATCAAGGTTCTTGATAGTATTCAACCGGTTCAAAAATTATCATCTGAAATTATTAAATCGGTTGATGGTTTAGGTGCAACTTACAACGGTAAGACATTCGAACAATTACAGGATACTCCTGAAGCATTGGAAGCTTTACAGAATGAAAAACCTGAAGCCTTCGACGCTATTTTTGATGATTATAAAAAACGTAACAGAATTAAATAAACCACACTACCTCACCCCTCACCCCTCTCCAAATGGAGAGGGGAACTGGTGTACAAGTGATAAAAAACAGTAAAAAATATATGGCTACAACCGAAACCGGCAACTGGTTAAATCAATACGTTGCACCTCAATTGCTCCTTGAGTTCAAGAACTACAAGGATGATTTTATCGGCGTGTTGCCGGGTGTAAACCCAAGTGCTATCACGGCTGATGGTATTCGATTCAATAAGCTGATCAACAACGTTGGTTTCTATGTGAACAATACTGCAGACTTTGTTGCAAAGAAAATGTCAGGTTCTAAGACCTTTGTTGCATGGGAAAAATACGACACCGACCCTACCGAGGTAGACGATGCCGAAATTCGTAATTTGAATTATGATAAACGCAGTATGGTGCGTGTTGCTCATACCCAAACCATTAAAATGGGATTGCGTGACCACGTGATGTTTAAATTAGCTCCGGAAGTATCTGACAATGCAGATATGCCGGTAATGCGAACTACAGGTACGCTTATTGGTACTCGTCACCGTTTGTCTTTTGCTGACCTGATCAAGTATTTGGAATTAATCAAAGGTCTGAATTTACCTGACGAAAGCCAGTACTTCATGATTCTTTGCCCTGAGCACTCTACCGATTTGATGCTCGACCGTGATTCAGCTGCTTATTTTGCTGACAAAAACATCTTCTTTGATGTGACTACCGGAAAGGTAAAATCAGTTATGGGATTCAAGTTCTTTGAAAACAATGCCGTATTGGCTTATGCTGCTGATGGAACTAAAAAAGCCAAAGGAGCTGCATTAGGTTCGACCGACCGCCGTGCTTCATTGTTTTTCTATGCTCCAAACGCATTGTATCATATTGATAGTGTAAAAATTCTTTACAGTCCGGAAACACAGGATACAAAATCCGCTAACCCAAAATCTGAATTCAGACTTCAGGCTTATGGTTTGGTTGATCGTGTGGTTGATTACGGTTTCGGTGCTATTGTAAGTGGAATTGTAGTGTAACGCTACCTCTTTATTTTAAACTTTCCCAAAGTTGAAAGAAACTTTGGGAAAGTGATTATTTAAAAATTAGTATTCATTTTTCATATTTAATTTAATGGAAACGAAAGCAAAATTAATTGTCCTGGATAAGGACGCTCAAAAAGCGGTGGCCGTTGATATTTTCAAACGATACCCAAAGGCACAAAAGGTGTTAGTGGCTTCGGATGGTCAGGCTTTCATCACTGATGAAAGTGATTCAGCTGCAAAGAACCATGCAAAGGTAAACCGTTACGTAAAAGAGTTGTCGTTGACATCTTTCGACCGCGATGAGTTGGACGAAAAACAACCGGTACAAAAAACGGCTCTTGAAGTAATTGCACTTATCGACGCTGCCAAAACAGTTGAAGAAGTTGCAACGATAGCTGAAGGAGACTCGCGTAAAACAGTTTTAGCTGCTGTAGCTAAAAAGTTAGAAACACTTAATACTCCTGCATAATGGGATTCGAAGGTGCAAATATCAATAAACTAAACGGCGGGTTGGGACGTACCTCTGACGGTCAGGATAGAGTAATCGTTCTGA